AATTTAGTATATTTGCGCCTTCATCAGTATTATGGTCCCGTAGCTTAACTGAATAGAGCATCTGACTACGGATCAGAAGGTTGGGGGTTTGAGTCCCTTCGGGATCACTTAAATAATAGCGCAATCACTTGAAAAATAGCCGGTTGCGTTTTTTTATTGCCTAATTTTCTGCAACCAATCTGTAACAAGTTCGGAAACTGTTAATAATATTATCTGTTGAGGCAAAATAAACTTGCATTCAGCTCAATTACAGCCTATGTTGTACTTTCATCATGGGGCCGGGGACTTAATCAAATTTGGAAAGCTTACTTAGCTTGGACATTGGCGACAGGGGAACCCGGCCTTCTTTATTATAAAAAACCCCGGCTTCGCTGTTAACCGGGGCCGGTCGCCCTGACCTATCTATACCAAGCATGGAGCAATAATAATAAACGCCGGGGCCAAAAACAAATTTATTTTACCCCTCGTTTTTATCCTTCCTTTCTTTATCTTCTTTTAATACAATTTTGTTTATGATATAACCAATTATAAATGCGACTCCTAAACAAACTAAAACAATTATAATAGTTAAAGTTTCCATGTTCCCATTTTTAAGTAAGTTAAGAATGTTTTTTAAATTTCTTATTCAGATAGTCCTGTGATCGCTTCTGCTTCTCAGCAAATCTTTTGCGTACTTCAGCATCCGGTACTCCGATAGGTGTCTGAATCCATGTCCAAGCATTGGCCTTGACATCCTTGACCTCCTAAATTAAGATCAGCAGTAAATTCTAATAGTTTCATAATGTTGATTTTTATGGTGATAAATTATACATTTCTATTTCAATAAATTAAATGTTATGAAATATAAATCATACGGTATTCTTAATTCTTCAGTTCTCTTAATCACCATTACTTCTACTTCAATCTTTGAACCTTTCTTTCGATAAATTAAGAATGGTGTACCATCTTCTTTAGTACCAACACTTCTTTCAGGATAATAGATTCTAATGCTTTCAAGTAACATATCTAATCTGTCAACAATTCTTGGGTCCTTATAAATATCGACATCGATAGACACGATAACTCCTGGTCTGGGTCCAAGGTTTGGTTTATATTCATAAATACCAAAGCCTAACATAGGACCGCCTCCATAAGCACTGTTTATACTTTTTATTTCTGATGACCAGCTATCTGCTCTTATACATTCTTCATATTTAGTAAGCTTTTCATATTCAAAACCATGTTCAAGTAAAATTCCCCTTAAATGATCAGTATTTGTTAATGATACTTCCAAATCTTTGATCGTTAAAGAAGGATTGGTTAATAACTGAGAATAGGCTATATTTCTATGTAGAAATATCAGAAATAGGAGCATTAGAATCTTTTTCATAGTGTCTGAGGCGTAAGTTCAGGAAGTAATAATTTAGTGATGAATGATTCAGCTTTCTAAGTTACAGCTTAATGTAATTAAAATGATACTAAATAACGCTTTTGTTATTAGTATTAAAGGTGTAGAATCTATTAAATAATAACATTGTAAACAATAAGCCCCGGAGTGCTGATATCCGGGGCCAATACTCGCTGCATTCCTGGTTGATGTCGCCGAAATGTCTTAAATCAAATTTATGAAGCTACTCAATGCAAAACAAATCATTCTTATCGCGTTAAACGCAGCACTTATCAATTAACTCTATATATAATCGAATCTGGAAACCTTCGTCCATTAATAATATTTCCAAAGAAAGAAATTCTACCTATCCCATTACCAGTCCTCATCATTACCTTTAAATCTGTGCATATTTGACTAGTCGTATCAGCCAATGTAATACTATTCAAAGAGATATTAATATGGTGCTCTTTTATTGTACTATGTATAACTGTAAATATTTTCTTTGAACCAATTTTTTTAAGTTGGTGTATACCAAAAAGTAATACCCAATCATTTTTCTCTGAATCATTTATCCAAAGAATAATAGGATACTTTCTTCCTTGTTTATCAAGTTCTTCAATCAGTTTCTTCCCTTCATCATATTGATCATCTACCAATACTTTCTTATCCATGGTAATACTCCTCCTTTTCTTGATATTATTGAATTATAGAGTTCAGTTGCTTGGATTTCTGTATAGGTATTGTAACGACTAATTGTATCCCAATCTTTAACAATAGCCCAGTTTATAGAAAAATCAGTATTTATTTTTTCAAGCTTCTGCCTTAAGCCTTCCAAACCAGCCAATTTTACTAAAACCTTTAAATCATGTTTATAGAAATCATTTAAAAAATTTTTATCAGGTATATCACTTTTTCTTATTTTTCTTGCAATACAAGCTTTCAATGCACATTCAATTGAATATCCAGCCAAATAATAAGCTCCACTATAATTCTTGTTCTTAAGAAGCAATCTTGCTTCCCTAAGTCGAAGTCTAGTTAACTCCTGTAAATGTCTTCTGGTCATTTCTGAAGATTTTACTTATTACTGCGGCTATAGATACAACAATAAAGGTAACACAAAGATGTGAATATTGGAAAATGAGAACAAAAAAAGCTATCATGTCTGACAGCCTCTTAAAACAATTATTGCCACTTCCTGACCTCGTCCCAAGCTGTTTAATTTGGGTATATAAAACAAAAAACCCCCGGCGCTGATCCGGGGGCTAACACTCGCTGCAATCCTTGTGCCTGATTTTGAAAGTCAATGTCTAAACCCAAAATTAAAAACCTCCGGGGCCAGAAAATTTATTTATCCTAAAAATCTTAATAATTATGTTGCCCTACCATGACAATTTTTATATTTCTTGCCACTTCCGCAAGGGCAGGGGTCATTTCTGCCTGTACGTGCGAATCTTCGTTGGTTAAGTTCTTCAACTTCCTCAACATAATCAATTGTTTTAATAGAGGGGAATCTGAATGTAAATATTGTCTTCTTATCGATATTCGTTATAGAGAAATCTCCAATAGTAATGATATCCATCCCGATGAGAATATCCGCACCTCCAGTTATTTCCAATACTTCAGCAACTCTTACTGAATTTACACGAACTTTATTTGGTAAAATCAGACTTACTAAGAAAGTATCAACATTTTCTTTATCTCCCCCAACACCATGTAGATTAGTTTTTCCCGAAGGAATTAATTCTAAAGTTGAAACGACTTTAGTTGTAATAACAGTGGATGTTGCGCCTGTATCCCAAATCGCCACAAATGTTCCTATTTTTTGCTCCTTGCCAAGGATAGGTTGGAAGACCGATACCTCTGATTTAAGAACATTCACAAGTCCATTTGCTTTCATTGTAAATGCACTAAAATTAGGTACCTGTATTGGGCGCATTTATGAATTAATTAAAGACTACCCGTGAATGAAATGTAATAGTATGACTTTCTTTGCCAGGTAAACAATGTTGTATTAAAAAAGTACCAAGTTCATGATTCTTTAATGTCTCATTATAGGCTTCGCTATCACTATCATAAACACCAAGGATAGTGCTTCCTTTTATGACAATGAATTTATTATTGTACTTTTTCACCAATTCTTTTTGGTGTTCGATATAATATTTAAACTCTTTATCTAACATTGATTTACATTTGGATTGCAAATATAACGCACAAGTTATTACAATGTTTCTAATTCTCAAAATTTTTCTTATTTTCAATAAGGGAATGGCCCCCTCAAAATAAATTAACACCCCCCTCCAAACCACGGTTCTCTCTTTAAAACACGCATAAGCAAAAGTCTTGCTCACTCTTCCTGACTTTTCCGCCAGTCCAGCTCCATTTTTTCCTCAAATTCGTTCTGAAACTTAGGTTCTGTGTAAATCTCCCTGTTACTGTGTGAATGAAGGTTCCTATTGACGTGTTTATATGCTAAAGCAGCCTTCAAAACGTCTGATTTTGACACATCCAGGTATAAAATACCACTTATTTCAATGCCTCCCAGCTTCCCCTGGTCAATAAGATCCTGGAGTTTATGCGGGGAAACTTTATAGATTGTGCAAAATTCACTTTTGCTAATGTATTGCTGACTCACAATTATTGGTTGTCTCATTTTCTAATGTCTGATTATTTTTTTAATTCTGATAGCATTGCCGGATTTGTTCACACAAAATAAGACTTTGCTTTCAGGATATAAATTGGAGCTGATTGCATCATCGTCTCTGAACTTGTAAACACTTCCGCTTGAGATTTCTCTAATGCTGCCGGTACCTCTTGCATTGTCAAAAAAGACAATAACCCCGGACAGTACCGGGGGGTTGTCATCAATGCTTGGCAGCCTACTTTTATAGTACATTATTCGATGAGTTTTACATTAACTGCAACTGTTTTATTTCGCCATGTACTCAGTTCATACTCCACATTCATACCTTTCAGACAGTCCGTACCATTGATTTTTAGTCCACTGTGATGAAAAAATATCTCCTTAGAACTCATTGAATCCCTGATGAAGCCAAATCGCTTGCGTTCATCAAAAAAAGAAATTGTCCCTTTGTAGATCCGGTCATTTGCTTCCATTATTTTTTGGCTTTAAGTCTTTCAAATCGAACTTTTTCCAGAATTTGACTTGATGTCATCCCATGAACGTCCACCGTTGGAGTGTTAAAATCAGGACAGCGTTTTAATTTACTTTCAACTTGTTTCTGTAAATCAATAATGGTTTTTTTCAGCTGCACCGTCACCGGAGAAGGATTTTTGTTTGTCCATTCCCCAGGAGAAAGCATTGAAATATTATGATTCAGTTCATTGATTGTCCTTGCAAGGCTGTCATCAATGATTTTATTCTTGTATGTTTTCATGCCTTTTTAAATTTTGATTGTGCCTCCAAACTTTTTGAAAAATTATGTGCCTGCGCCATCGTTGTTTTTATATCATGATGAAATTCTGCAAACATTTTTTCAAATTGCCGGGCCCTCTTCTTTGCTTCTTTCCGTTTCATCGTGCATGTTTTAGAATTGTTTGAAATTTCTCCAGCAATAATATTTCTGCAATCAAATCCCTCACCTCATTTTGTTTTAGTGCCTTTCCGGCGGGTTGACCTTCAATCCATTCCTTTAGTTTACTATTGGCTTCCGTTAACTTGTTTGCAACAAAATCGAGGTTATCAGCTTTCAGCTTTACAGCTTCTTCTTTAGCAGCGGATGATTTTATCTGACGATCCTTTGATAGCTCTGCTTCTGAATCCTGAAGCACCATCTTTGATACCATCCGTTCAAAAATTGCCCTGGTTTCCTCTTCCGTTCCCATTCGCCGGGCGGGTACGCCTTCTTTTGTTTCAAAGTTAATAGGAGCGGGCACTAACATTTCTTCGCCGCTGCCGGTCAATCCAACATTGAAAATCCTAAATTCAGAAAATGGCCCTTTTTCGTAAGCTTTTTTTACCTCCACCAGGCATAGATTACCATAACTTTCCAATACCGTCGCCGGGAATGATATTTGTCCTTCACCAATTTCCGAACCGACTGAAAAAGTTCGTCCTTTAAATAAATTTTCTTTTGATCTCATGTTTTTACTTATTAAATTTATATTTCAAATAACTGTTGTTCAATTTCACGCCAATTTTCCCCCTTTACCCCCCTATAAGGGGAAATTAGGTTTATTAGTTTTTCCGATTTTAGGGGGATTAGAATCGGAAATTATCTTCCCTGCCGGTCTGTCTTTCTAATTCGAGAAAATTAGGTTTCGTTTTTACCCCTCCTAAAAACGAATTTATTGCCTTCCCTTTTTCCACATTCCTGCCAATGATTTATAATTTAATTCTAACCGGTTCATCAATATTTAAAAATTTTCTTATTTCAAAAAGTGATGATAATTGCCGTTCAGATAACTGTTTATTCCTGTTATAGTACGTTTTCAGGCTTGACACAAATTCAGATTGACCAGCTGTCAGGTACCGCGCATTGAGATACAGATAATCGAAACATTCCTTAACTTTTACATCCATAGTCGTAATTTATAAAAGCCCCAGGGGAGACAGGCCCCCTGGAGCCAGACGCATCCAATAAGGTGCTACCACGAACCTGACTGAAATTGCCTTATTTTTGTCTGTTTCATTTTTTACCCTGAAACAGTGAAACACTATGGTTTAATTCATTCATTGTTAACTTGTTATCTGTTTCATTTGCTGTTTCACAACTGTTTCACCTGAAACACTTTTACCTGTTTCACCTGAAACACTCTGAAACACTTTGAAACACTTATGAAACACTTAATTATATGTATATCAGTTATATATAGCATTGTTGCTGTTTCACCCCTAAAATAGAGACTATTCATCTTTTAATCTTTTATCTATTATCCTTTTCACCGTACTAAAAGACCTGCCTAATTGATTTCCTATTGACCTCAAACTTTTTCCTTGCCGGTGTAATTCCAGTATTGCAGTCTCTAACGCTTTTTGTTCTTCTTCTGGTACAGATTTCAAGTAATCAGTTTCGATCCCATAACCGACAAATGAAAACATTCTCATATTATCAACCTGTTCAAGATGACAAATTATTACATTATCCCTGCCATATAAACACTCCGTTTCTTTTTCCTTAAGCTGAATCAGATACCTGATATTAGGATCTTTTGGGCTTTTACCGATAGCAAAGCAGGAATCACAGAACTTTGATAATGCCGAACTACCTGAAAGATCATTAAGTGAAAGTGGTTGAGATTCGTTTCTTTTCGGTGTATGTGCCAGGACTAAGACAGATAACCCGTATGTCCTTTTTAAGATATTAAGCCTCCGCATGAAAGGAATAGCATCTTTGGCAGATTCAACGTCACCTTTGACACAAGTGAGATTATCTATAATAACAATCTTAACTCCTGAACTTATTATTTCCTGCTCCAGTTCCTGTATTAGATAATCTTCAAACTTTGCACCCGTTGGCAGGTTTAAAATATCTATTGCAGTTCTTATGAAGTTCGGGTTAAACTCATAGGTATCAATATAGTTTTTTCCTTCGCGCTTAGAATATCGGCCTTGTAATTGTTTTGGACTTAATTCAAAATCAAAGTATAGAACTTTTTGTCTCTTTGCTTCGAACTTGAAACCTGGCATTGCATATCCTTCACTTATCGCAATAGCAATCTGCATTGCAAGGGTAGATTTTCCGTAACCCGTAAAAGAGAATAAAATACATAGCTCAAACTCATGCCATAGTTCACTGAATAGCATATTTGGAATTGGTTGCTGATCTGCAATTTTCATCCAATCATTCATGTTTTTAGTAATGAAAAATTTACCTTTTAAACTGGTTATTTCGGATAGATTGGTTAACTCCGCTTTTGCTTTCTCATATACAGCGTCAATATCTCCGGTGAAGGCAAGGTTTTGCAGTTCATTGGTCATAGTGATACATTGTCGACAAATGTATTTCTCCTTAATCTTTAAGGCATATTCTCCAATTTGTTGACTGCTTATAATAGGTTCAACTAATTCGTTTAGATAGGCAATATCCCCCATGTTTCCGCTTTTAATAAATTCATCTGTTACGGAAACAAGATCAGGACTTCCTGATTTCTTTGTAATAGCAATACAAATTTTATAGATGCTTTGCAATTTTGCATCATAAAACATCTCAGGTGTTAAAATCGTATTCACTTCATTTATGCTTTCAGGATACAACAGGATTGTTCCTATAACATTTTTTTCCGCTGTGATAGCTTGCGGTGGTAGCTTAACCTCTTCCATTATATTAATTCATTATAGTAACTCAAAATATTTCATACCCTCATTTTTGACTATTGATTCGGCTTCTCCAAGGGATAACTGACCCCTTTAAATTGAGCCCTCCTCCTCCGTCTCCTCGGCTTAGACTGTAAGTCCTGCCATGGAGATTCTTTCTCCTTTTTCCGATAGTCCGGATTCAATTTTGGGAGTATCGGCTCATCATTGTTCTTCATACCTCAATTTTTTTCATTGCAGATATTAACTCACTTGGCTTGTAGTAAATTTTGCCATCAATGGAATAAGCGGTTATCAGCCCCTTCTTTCGCCAATTGACAAAGGTCTGTCTGGTTTTCTTCCAGCGTTTTATGGCTTCAGCCTGAGTTATGGGTTGGTCCGCATCTATCAGAACAGGTTTGATAAATTCCCGTTTCAGCTTCTCAATAAGATTGTCGGTGTATTCTTGGAAGTCGCCCCTGCGAACAATGAAGAGGGTCTCCGGGTCTCCTTGTAAAATAGAATTGATTGCCATGTTGTTTACCTTTTGAAATATTTGTTAAAGGTAACTCCATGTAAACTAATAGGATAGGGGGTAAAATGAAAAAAGTTTTTTCTAAATTTACCCCCTATTGAGAATCAATAAGTTAAACTGAAATTGTTAATAACTCAGGTGAAAATGCTCTAATTTTTGTTTTACGAATCCAGAAAGATATTGTTTCCATGTATCTCCATTACGACCTTTTTCTTTGTGTTCCACTTCTGTCATCGGTTTACCTTTCCCAAATATTTGGAAATAGGCAAGGAACATACCAATAACAATCCTTCTTTGATCAGGTCCCAGCGATGTTTTGTTGATTGACTTTATTATTAATGTAAACGGTTCATCCGTGGAAAGGAATTTATATAGTTTGTCATCCCTTTCGGCAACCTTTTTATATTTCGGAATGAGTTTCTTTATTGTTACAAACAGATTCTCATAAATGCCATCGAAATTGTATATGGTAACCGGCCCTTTATTCGTGTTAACGACTATGTTGTAAACTTTTGTACCAGAAGATAACTTTTTTTTGTATTCAGATATTTCTATTTGTTGTATTGCCTTCAATTCCTTGCTTTCAATTTCCGCATATTCAAGTTGTCGCCTTATGTCATAAATCAAGACATAAACGTCATTTAGGATGAGTCTTGGATATTGTTTGGTAATGCCCAGACCAAACTTATAATCGTCGGAAGTAATTAAGTCTTTCATCCTACAACTTTTAATGTATTCCCTGTAAAATATTCGTGTGCTGACAATTCCAGTGCAATTTCTTCCGATGTCAGCTTACAATATTCTAATAATTGTTTTTCCGTCTGGTGTCCTGAAATACTCATTACATACGGAAGCGGAATTTTAGCCTTAACCATGTTTGTAATTGCTGTTCTTCTGCCAGCGTGGCATGAAATCAGTTCATACTTTTTTGCTGATTTTTCGTATTTCTTCCCGAACTTATTACCTTCCCATCGGAGTACCTCGTCAATTTTGCACCAACAAGCAATAGTTTTGATATACTCATTAATGTACTGATCAGGGATAGAAGGGAGTTTATTGTTGTACTTTTTCAATATCTCTATCATTCTTTTTGATGCCGGGATCACAACCGGACGGCCCGTTTTGGTTTGAGTTATATAGATCAACTTTTTGCCTTGCACTTCCCGGATATTCAAACTTATTTTCTTATAATCACTGATCCGCACCGCTGTCTCACAAAGCACGATGAACGCATCCCTTGCAATTGCCATTCTTGGAAATGCTTTAAGATCGTACCTGTAGATTTTCTCAACTTCATCCTGAGTTAGATATATTGAGAAACTATCTTCCTTTGGTATTTTAAAAATGTCCCTGTTCTGAAATTCTCTGTTCGTGTGCTTCTTATCATAAAGAGACTTCTGCATAAAGTATTTTAGATTCTTTAAAAAACGGCCTGTCGTATTAGGCTGATAGCCTTCATTAACAAGGAATGTTATGAAGCTGTTATAAAAATTATTGGTTATATCTTCATAGTTCAATATTCTGAGGGGGCGTGGCTTCTTGTTGTCTTTTTTCAGCTCCTTAAGTCGCTTGTCAGTATATACTCCCTGATATTCATTGAAAATACGTTGAAATCCTTCCCATCCGCGAGCTGTGCCTGGTGAAAGATTTATCCCATGATAATTTTGTTTGTCTCCGGTCTTCGCTTCTTTAATATATGCTGATATAAATTCATTCAGGTTTTTCGTTTCAGCAGATCGCTTTTTGAAACAACTATCAATCACTGATTGCAACCATACCAGCGTAGGTACATCGTACATATCATCAAGCTCAGTTTTAATATGGGACCTGAGTTGATCTATCTTCTTGATCAACTTCTTATCAGCATCGGTTTTGGTGCGTTGCTTGATTGTCTGCGTTGTATTACTCCACTTGTCAGGATCAACTGACAGTCCAGACTTTAAGATAAGTCTTGGTGCATCTCTGCCAGCAGAGACTTTAACATAAATCGGAGCTGATTTACTTTCCTTTGCGTAAGTGAAAAACTTGATTGTTGCCATTTTACAGATTTTAGTCCTTGTGGGATCAAAATTACAAATCTGCAACCAATCTGCAACATTTTACTTTACTTATTTATTAACAAGTTTACACAATTATACAAATAGTACTGATTTAGTGAGGCTTTGCTGATACTCTATTGTAAAGATGTAAACATTAGAATACATGGATTTGAGTCCCTTCGGGATCACCTAAAAAAAAGCGTAATTCAATAGAAAATCAATGAGTTACGCTTTTTGATTTCAGCCGATTCGTACAACATTCGTACAACATTTTGAAGATTGTACGCAAATGCCCATTATATGGAAGGATAAGAAATATTAAATTTTGAAATTTTTTTGCCGTCCATGTAAAGACGACTTCGGCGTGGTTTAGCAATGCCCCTTAAATTATTTTTAATCCCCCCTACCGCTTCAAAATAAGTCTTAACTTTATTGAGTGGATCTTTTTAAAATCATTCAAAATCAAAAAGCCAAAGCTATGGTCACACTTACTGAAAAAGATGTAGAAATCTTAGATCCGATCCTGGAAATAATAATAACAAAAGGAAGGGTTCATTCTGATCGACTGCCTCCATTGGAAAAACATTATTTATCAAAATTTTCGGAAGTTAAATCAAGTGAATATTCCCGTTATTTGGATATTCTTGAACTTGAAGGTATAGCAAAAATTGAAAAAGATTATGGTAAATTTACTATTACCTCGATCCATCCTGTAGCCCAAGATTTATACGACCAGGGAGGTTTTAAAAAAGTCCATGAGGACCAGATAAAAGCGGAAGAAAAGAGACAGGAAGTTTCGGAACTGGAATTAAAAAAATTAAGATATGATGTAAAACTTTCAAAATGGCAGGTTAAGACATTTTGGTGTTTATTTTTTATTGCTATTGTTGGCTCTATTCTTGGAGCAATTGCATTTTTCTGCCAGGTACTTTAAGTACCCCCTACCCCTTAGTTATAACAAAGTTACTTAGAATCATTCTAAATAGTAATCGGGATTAATAAATTTTGGCAATGATATATAATATTACACTGAATGCAGCATTTAATATTTTTTCAAGTATTTATTGCATAGTTCAAAAATTTATATATTTGCTTTGTGATTTTCTTATGTGATATGTATCCATTTTTGTTTGTCTATGTTTTGTCTTGACATTCGTCAAAATTATTTGACTTTGGCATGTTAAATGTAATATCTTTATATATAAAACCAAAGTAGACTAACTATGTGGTCGAATATCTTCAAATATATCTTGGATAAATCACCAATTTTTGCTGCTTTTATCATAATAATAGCCATTACTATATGGGTATGCCGTAAGTATTTCAAGACTATTGGAAGAATTAAAAAGACCGAAGACCAATGCAAAGAATGCAAAGATACGGTTCTCCCAGATTTGAATACACGTTTTAACACTATTGACAACTCGTTAAATGGCATTAAAATGTCCATTAATGCTTTAACCGTATATCTGAAGTCAAATGATCCATATATGGATATTTCTTTGTTTGTTATGAAAAGTCCAATAGAGTTATCTGATTTTGGTAAATCAATATTGCGTGATATTGGAGGAGAAAAGGTTATAGATGACAATTATGGAATATTCTTATCTGAAATGGAGAAACAACAATTTAAAACAGGACTTGATGCTCATAGTTTTTCTATAAACATGATAATGAATATGTTTAGTAATGATATTTTCATTCCTCTAAAAGATTACGTTTTTAACAATCCTCACTATAAATACAAAAATAAAGAGGGTAAGGAAATGGAGTATCACCTTGACATTAATGATGTATATACAATACTTGGTATTTATTTAAGGGACAAATTTTTCGAGTCTCATCCAGATTTGGTACAAAAATGGGAAAATTCTTCCCAAGTTAAATAATTACTATTTGGGCATTATTTATAGTTCTATTCATCTCCCCTATCAGTTCATCCTCTTCCTTACACTTTTTATGGAAGTACTTTTCAAAAGCGTTGCACATATCTACAACAAGCATACGATCCTGAAGGGAAAGTTTTGCACAGTCTTCACTGCCAAAATAAGAGGCAAAAATCCGCCAGCATAATTTGGAATAATCATCAGCACCAGCTGAATCAAATAATTTTTTCATGTCATTAAATATTAAAGGCCCTTTGTCCGACGGACATCACCTTCACCTTTCGATAAAAATGCATCAGACGCAGGGCCAGTAAATTTTGTGTGATCATAAGATGAAAGTAATGTCAAATCAAAATTAAGCATAGATTATGAATAATGCAAATTTATTTTTGTAGTTTCAGAAAGCATTCATAACGAACTGATCAAAGAGCTCATGCATCCTTACTCTGCAACCGGAACATTCGGAATAAACTTCCCTGTAATTAATGACATATTTAAATGATCCAGACCAGAGAAGAGATTGTTTTATTTCCGTGAAATCAGCCAGGCTTCTTTCAATCCCGCATTGCGGACAAATTTTATACCTGCCTATCAAGTGCCTAAAAACCGCATAATCAAAGTCTCTTTTGACTGCTTTGGGCAAGGGATTTGTTTGAACTCTCTCACCAACTTCCAAGGCTTTAATTACAGCGTCAGCCTGTTTTTTAGTATCATCCCTGGTAAGAAAAGCCTTTTCCCATTTCAGCATGGCAATTTGTCTGGATTGGCTATACAGATCATGATATTTCTTATTTTGTATTTTCGTGCAGTCCTTACAAAGTTTTTTAATTGCTCCAGCTTCTGTTGGACCACTTCTATAATAATTAAAATCTTCTGGAGACTTAGTTCTACCACATCTGTAACAATAAAATTTCTCATTGGATTTATATTTTTTTGAGGGATTTTTGAGATGAGCTAATTCTATTGATCTTGCGTTATGACATTTTTTACAGACACCCTCTCTCCTTCCATTAACATAATAGAAATCTTTTGGCGTCTTAAGTTCACCACACCTGGTACAATGGAAATCATCTTTTTTGAATTTGATGTATTTAGCCGAAGGATTTTTGGCATGACGATATTCTACCATTTTTGCATCATAGCATTTCCTGCAGATTCCCTGCCTATTACCCCTGGCATAATGAAATTCCCCGGGATCTTTTAATTCCCCACATGTATCACAATGAAAATCATCTTTTTGGAAAGCTCTTGTTGGTGCCAGCGGGTGTTTGATATGATAGCGCTCTTTGGCTTGCGCAGCCTCACATACCTTGCAAATACTATTTCTTCTTCCGGTATTACGATCTTTAAGATTGAATTCTTTTAGGCTTTTAGTTTCCCCACAGAACTGGCAGGGTTTTGTTTCCATAGGAGTTGATTTGTTTTTTCATAGGTTAGGCTAATCTCTCCGATTTTTTATGTGATTTATCTATTCATTCAGCAGTGATTTTAAATAGTCAACTTCTGGTTTAGCGAACATTGATATCATAGTATCGAAGTCAACTTCTACGCCACTATTAATAAAGTCCTTAAAGCCGTTTATGCTTTCCTCGGATTTGATGTCAAGCAATATGGATTTTGTTTCTCTTAATTGAAATTTATACTCACTTGTAATATGAGGTAATAAATACTCATGGGAATTATAACCCATTTGAGTATCTTCTGTCCCTTCATATATCTTCCAGTCAGTTTTTTCCAGCAATTTGCCATTAATAAGCACCCCTGTAGTACCAAAATCCTTATAAGGAGCATCCCAGAACCTGACTCTGCCCTTAAAACCGTTTCTTTCGGCGCATAATATATACACACCCCTGCACCACACCAGATCATTACCGGAGTTCGCCAGTAACTGGTCCATATAGTTGTTATTAATAATATCATCTGAATCTATCAGCAAGACATGGCTGACCCTGCCTTTTAGTTTGCTTAAACCCAGGTTCCATTTACCTGCCAATGGTCTGTTTTGATGTATGTATGTCTCAATATTGTGCTCTTCAAACAGGACCCTGTCCTCTTCCAATGATACGACTGAGACAGGTATGAATAAACCCGGATAATTCCTCAGCAATCTGTCAATCATCAGGCAGAAAGCTTTTGAAATATGAGGTCTTTTATATGCTGAGGTTAATATGCCAATCATTAATTATTGATGTCAACCAGTAATATAGTCACTCATTCTGCGAATTGGAATTACTAAATTCTTTCCCTCTATTCTTATCGGATCAAATGTTAAATGTATTGTTTGACTCATCTTACTTGACGGTATTATCTTTTCGCCTGATGATAATAATGCCGGGAAGGTATCATTAGGATAACCCGCGGGTACCATTCCACCCTGTGCAAATGACGGTACTTTTGATTTCCATAAACCTGTTATTGCTGCCACCCCTATTGCTGCCATAGCCAATGAAATAGGAAAGGGATATTTTGTACTGTCTTTTATTGTCGCGGCAATCGCCTGAGAAAGATATGCGCCTATAATCTGTCTGATAGATTCCAAAATGGCAGTGACCATGCCTTTCATTGCACCTTCTCCCCCTGCGGCAACACCCTCGATAGTATCACCAAGTGCAGCAAAAGCATTCGTGAGCAAAATAGTCTTATTTGTAGTATCAGCAAGGAGTTCACCCAAAGAAGTAAATATTTTCAAATCATCTTCACCAGGGCCCTCGGTTGTAACCCCGGCCAGCGTTTTTCCACCCCTCGCCATCCTGGCACCTTTAGTTGTTTTCTCAACTTTTCCAAGCCCGGCAAATGTTGGTATTTTAACTATTATACTATAAACATCCCCATACGTTGCTTTGAGCTTTTTCAGTGCATCTTCACGTTTGCGGATCTCCTCCTGCTCGAAAGTTGTGAGCTTACTGATATTGCGCTTATTTTGTTCATAAAATGTAGTATCAGCATCAATCCAACCCGCATAAAGCTTTTCAATCTCGGCAAACTTATCTTCATAATTGTTTCTCAGGTTTTTGAGAGCATCCGATGCGTTCTCCTGCTCCAAGTCAGTCATGCGGATAAATGCCAGTATATCTTCACTCCGGATATTATTCTTGTCGGCCAGGTATTTTATTTCTGTATCAAGTTTTCTCCTGGCAAGATCCTGATGCGCTTTGGCTTCCTGTTCACTCAGTCCGATAGCTTCCTTCAAATCAGCTTTCCTTGCAGATGAGGATCTGGTTTTATCCTGGGCTGAAAATTCCAGTTTGGCGATCTTATTGCGTATATCAGCAGACTGACTGACATAATTACTTTCGCTATCTCCAATAGCATCAATGGCATAAGCATATTCCCTGGCCGCCCTGGTAGCTTCTTTTAACTGGTCACCTATCCCGGTAACGGCTTCTTTGAATGATGCTCCTGCTTCCTTCCATTCGCCTTTAAAGACATGGCCAATAGCCTCACCAACACTAACAAGTCTCTGGCGAACAACGTCAATTATTGCTTTTACCTGTTCAAACCGGGCAGCGAATTCAGTTGCACCTTTATCAGTTGACTTGAATGCTTTCAGCAGGCCTCCCAGTACCCCTACAATGGCCGTTAAAGCCAGGGCAATAGGATTTGCCAGCAAAGCCTTAAAAGCGGCTGATATGCCTTTTACTGCTCTTCCTATAGCCCCTCCCATGCTTTGAAAGGCAGCGGCAATACCTTTGCTGTCACTGGAGGCTTTGCTCTTTAATGCTGCAGTGGCTTTCTGCGCATCTTCCGCAGCAGATTTGAATCCTTTCGCCGATCCGGTGATCTCAACACCGACGTCGATACCACGCTTCGCCATTATGATATTTTTTTAGTCCTGATCATGCTCACCTTTTCCATAAGTTCTTCTTTCGTCAGTCGTTTGCTCTTTTTAATCCCGGCCCGGTTCTTATCCCAGGGAAGGGAAAACAGATCCTGAGGTTTCTGGAATTTTACTGTACCATTTTGTGCCACGATACTGTAAAAGCATATTGCCCTGGTCTGCTCCCACCGGATCCTTTCATAATCATTTCGGCCATTGCAAATGGCACTCAGTTCATCCTGAGACATCTCATCAAGGAAATACCCCGGATCAATACCTATCACACCAACACAATAGCCATAAAGCTCATCAATCTTTAAAGTCCCGGATTCTTTTTTTTTTCATCATCACCAGGAGAGAAAACCGCCTCATAAAGGTTGGTTATGAAATCCAGGTAATGGTCATCAATTATGTCCAGGAACTCTTCATAAGAATAGTTGAACTCTTTTTTTTCAAATCTGGCCCCGGCCTTCGCTATGACATAAAAAAATTTCATGAGCTTTTCAGTCTGGCCTCCTTTTATGTCAGATATAGATTCCCCGGTCAGGTTTTCATATTCGATCATTGCCCGCACTGAAATCCTGATAGAGAAATCATTCCCTTCTATCCTGATCTTTTTCCCCTCCAATAATTTCATCAGGCGGCAGGTTGACTAATTACAACAGTTGCCGTGGCGGTATTTGCAGGACTATCGGTATCGGTCACCGTCACCGAATAAGTACTGGCTGTTTTACCTGTAATATACTGAGTGGTTGCGCTACCTGTCCAAAGGTACGTGTAGGGAGGTGTTCCTCCCAGAGGAAGAGCAGCTGCAAAACCCTGGGTACCGTCATGAGTAGTACAATTAGAATGAGCAATTCTTACAGTCAAATGCCCGTCTAATACATACTCAAATCCACTTGAATGTTCAAAAGAAACATTATAAGTTGCATTATCTCCGTCCGGAGCGCCCTCATCAAGACCGGTAATATAAAAATTACCAGTGGCATAAATCTTGGTTTCGTCTAATGCTCCTTCGACCTGTTCTCCAAAATCCACTGCCACGGGAACCCTTGCAAGAAATTTTGTACGCAAGATGTCTATATCTCCATAGACCTGGAGTCCCTCACAGGAAGCTGTAACCTCAATCCTGCCTTCGGCTTTGGTTTCAAATATACCAGAATCTTTATTCGTTGTCTTTCTGGTACTCATCTTTGGGCTCAAAGTGTGTGAAGTAGCATGAGCTACCACAACCCCGTCAATAAATACAAATAAATCTGTTCCGTTGATCTCGTTTGCCATTTTACATTTAATTTTTAAATTGTTTATACACTATTTTAAGTTCATTATAAATTAACCTTGCATTATGTAGCAGGCTCAGTGATGACAACCTCGACAGTCGCAGTATTCGAGTCATTATCTGTTACAGTAACGGTATAAGTGCCTGCAATCTTCCCTCCGATATACTGAGTGGTTGCATTTCCCGGAGTCCAGAGATACGTGTAAGGAGGCACTCCGCCACATGGAAAAGCCGCGACAAAACCTTCTGTGCCTTCATGAGTCGTGCAATTACTGTGAGCTGCCCTAACAGTTAACTCACCTTCATTAACAAACTGGAATCCATTGGCAACTTCAAAAGAAGCAATGTATGTGGCATTATTTCCGTCCGGCGCCCCCTCTTCGAGTCCGACAAGCAAGAAGTTTCCTGTCGCATAGATCTTACTCTCATCCAGCACTCCGCCGGCTTTTTCTCCAAAATCCAGCGTTAAAGGTTCTCCTGTGATATAAGCAGTTCTTAATGCTTCAATATCTCCATAGACAATCAGGCCTTCACAAGAGGCGGTAGCATCCCAGATGAGAGCTATCCTTTCGACAAATTTTCCCCCAGCTCCAGTAGTGCTAAGGCCGGTTTCCACTTTTACATTTAGTGTATGGCTTGTTGCATGAGCAATTGGTAAGCCATCCATGAAAACAAAAAGATCCGTGCCATTAATTTCATTCATAATCGTAAACTGTAACCTCAAACATCAGTCTGTTCATAAACACGTTTTCCGCTATATTGAATCCTTCCAGCATCCCTTTCAATATGATCCTTTTAGTTTTATCAACAACATATTTCAATTCAAGGGCGAGGCGGACCTGTTTTATTATGTCTTGAAGCATAGCATAATCTTCACTATAGCTGGTCACGCTGAATCCTATTGTGTCGTCATGCCAGCCATCCTTTGTATATTCCGGATCAAGGGTATTAATACCATAAATGATTGTTGGCAATGGAGTATCTTCATTTGCCACATAAGGGTAAATATTGTCCGCACTTACCAGTTCAAGTAAATCTTCATTTGCTTCCAGAAGGCTTGCTATATTCTTTCCGATCATTTCTTAAGCTTTTTATTTATCCTGATTATTGCACGACCAATTTCCTCATGCCATTCTTTCTCGATATTTGAAAACATCTCATGTTCAGTGGCATTATAGGCATTCTCAAAAAAATGGGTAGCAGTCACCTTACCCGTCGGTGCTCCGCCTTTTTTGCGCCTGAATCTCTCTGCAGTGCCATTCTCAATAAAATGAGCGTGCCAGCCCTTGTATGTACCGCTTAGTTTTGCACCGACAAGGATTGCAATCTCATTAGGGACCTCAACAGATCCTATGGATTTTCTTAGTTTCCCTGTCCTTTGTGGTGCCCCGGCCCTGGCAACTGCAATAAGTGGTCTGGCAGCTTTACGAAACGAGGATAAAAAGATTTTTCTCTGATCAATATTACTGAGTCCATTAAAAAAATCTTCCAACACCTGTACCTGAGAAACATCCACAGAAACTTCCATTATGCATTAATTTTTTCAAGCGTTAATCTCAAAGCTTCTTTTCGCCCGATTTCCTCGATATAGGTAATGATATATCTCTCTGATCCTTCGTCAATCTGAACCCTCATTGTTTCATCAATACCGGCTCGATATCTTATTATGAGTTCCATATTCCGGGAATAAAACTTTTCCTCGTTCGATAACATCCTGCTTCCCCCTGTATACCTAATTTCACCACGAGTTTCTATGGTAGCGGTTGGCCAGCTGTCAACAGAAGCATTATAATCATCCCTGGTTATTACTTTGGGATAGAATTTTATCCTGTGAAATAAATTACCCGCCCTCATTTGATAGTACGATTGCGAAAGGGTGAAATAAGGAATTCAAAGCCAAGAGGCACCTTTGATGCGGCGACTCCGAGGACAACAGTCTCACGCACATTATAATAATAACCAATAAGAAGTAGCATGGCCTGAGTAAGTCTTTTCCGCAGATTGCCATTTTCATCTTCAATATCTGCCAAATCCTCACCTATTTCAATTGCCACGGTATCTTCAACCATTTCGATAAGGTTCCAGATATAAAGATCATCATCATCGGAATCTACATTGAGATGCTTTTTAACGTCATCAAATATTAAATAAGACATTGTCTTTTTTTTATTAAGTAAAAGCTGGGGAAATTTTCATTCCCCAGCTATAAACTATGAGGCCTTTATTGCCATTGAAGCAAAGCTGTGTGCATAATAATCGCTTTGTGTCACACCGTGAACATCAGTTGCAAGGGCTCCGTGCAATCCCTTCGCGTCGAAATATGCGTTTATCACGATCTTCACCTGGTTTGTTTCAGCAGGTGTGAATACATCCAGGG